AAATGGATAAATTAAAAAACAGAATGTTAATTTGGCCAAGTAATTTTATGTACCCTCATTTAGTAAAACCTGTTACAAAAGGTATAAGATATTCGGTGGTGTCATGGGCATTATAAGAAAAGATTTTAAATATAAAATAATTAAAAATTTTTTAACTAAAGAAGAAGTTAAATTATTAAATTCATATTGTGATATAAAACACAGAACAAATTTAAATACTTTTGAACTTAGTCCATGTAGTAATTTTGATACTGGTTTTTATGGTGACCCTGTAATGGAAAGTTTAATGTTAAATAAAAAAAATATACTGGAATCTGCAACAGGTAAAAAACTTTTACCAACTTATTCTTATTGGAGAATGTATACAAAATACGCAGACCTTAAAAAACATTCAGACAGACCATCTTGTGAAATTAGTGCTACTGTAAATATAGGTGGTGATATAGATTGGCCTATATTTATGGACGGTAAAAAGTTACATACGAAAGAGGGTGATGCATGTATTTATTTAGGGTGCGAAATAGAACATTGGAGAGAAGAATTTTTAGGAGACTGGTGTGCTCAAGTTTTTCTTCATTATGTTGATGCTGACGGCCCAAACAAAAAAAATCATTTGGATGGAAGATTATACTGGGGATTGGATAAAGAATGATATTTAAACAAGATCCTAAAACGGGTGCATGTGATATAGTTTTTTCAAAAGAAGAAATAGAAATTATTCAAAAAAAAGAAGAAATACATTTAAGCGCTGAATCTTTACGTCATTTTGGAAACTGTTTAATAAGGATGGTTGTAGAGTGGAACGATAATTTTGGAGACGGTATAAAAGAACTACCAACAAACATAACCTCTAAAGTAGTCGGAGAAGATCCAGATGATAAAAATAGAAAATAATTTTTTAGATAACGATACATTTTTTGATCTTCAAAATTCTGTAACTAGCGATAATTTTCCATGGTTTTTGCAACATGGTAAGGTTGAAGTTGGAGATGGTCAAAAACAATTTACGCACAATTTAATTAAAAATAAAGATGGCACACGTCTTTCAACTTCCTTTATGCCACTAATACTTACACCTATTATTACACAATTAAATATTAACACAGTCGTTCGTGCTAAATTAAATTTGACTTACAGAGAAAATGAAATTATTCCTAGTTTACCGCATATTGATATAGATATATATGATAAAAGTTTTACCAGTATATTTTATTTAAATACAAACAATGGTTACACTCAAATTGTAGGAGGAGAAAAAATAAAATCAATTCAAAATAGATTTGTCACTTTTCCTACAAATACCCCTCACTTTGGAACCACGCATACAGATACTGATTACAGAATAGTACTAAACTTAGTTTATACTCTGTAAGTAGACCTCTTTAATACTATAATAGCATGTTGTATAATAGCTTATGGCTTTAAATTTAATTAATATAAGACCAGGATTTAACAAGCAAATTACAGATACGGCTGCTGAAGGGCAATACGTAGACGGTGATTATGTTAGATTTCGTTATGGATTTCCTGAAAAAGTAGGAGGATGGTCTATGATTACAACGGACACTTTAGCCGGTGCCGTAAGAGCACAGCACCAATGGTCTGATTTAGATGGTAATAGATACATAGCACTTGGATCTCAAAGAGGATTATATATTTATTATGGATCAGCGTATTATGATATTACTCCATTAGAGACAGCGCAAACGGGAGGAACTTTTGATACTACCAACACCTCGCCAACGGTCACTGTAAACTTAGTTGGCCACAATATGATTGCAGGGGACTACTTTACTTTTACAAGTGTGACCGCACCAGTTGGTGCAGGGTACACTGCAGCGAATTTCACAGACCAAACTTTTGAAGTAATTAGTGCAACGATTAATACATTTACAATAACTATGGCAACTAATGCCGGAGTTACTGTTGCAGCGTCAGGTGCATGTACTATAAACAGATATGTTAAAGTAGGTCCTATTGGACAAACATTTGGTTTTGGATTTGGTACAGGATCTTACGGAGGAGCATCTGGACTTACTACAACTTTAAATGGTGCCATTGATGCTATTGTTACAACTATTACTTTAACTTCTACCACAGGTTTTCCAACAACAGGAGTTGTTAAAATAGATAATGAACTTATAAGTTTTACAGGAATTTCAACAAATGATTTAACAGGATGCACAAGAGCATACAATGGGACAACAGCCACTTCTCACGTGGATACTTCTGGGGTAGAATATTTTACTGCATGGGGTGCAGCTTCATTATCGTCTACTGTTAGATTAGATCCAGCTGATTGGAGTTTAGATAATTTTGGACAACAATTAACTGCTACTATATTAAATGGAAGAACGTTTATATGGCAACCTATAAATAATAATAATAATGCTTTATCTATAAGAGCAACTATTATGACAGGAGCACCTACTAGAACAGGTGTTTCAATAGTATCAGATACAGATAGACATTTCCTACATTTAGGAACAGAAGCAACGATTGGAGATACTTCAAGTTTTGATCCAATGTTAATAAGATTCTCAGACCAAGAAAATTACACCGATTATCAACCCACAAGTGTTAATACAGCAGGTACTTTTAGAATAGATGATGGAACACAAATCATAGGTGCAATAGGAGCAAAAGATTATATTTTAGTTTTAACGGATACCGCTGCCTATACTATGCAATATGTTGGAGCGCCTTATACTTTTAGTATTAGGAAGGTAGGATCTAATTGTGGTCTAATGAGTTCTCATTCAGTTGTTTTCGTAGATGGAGTAGTTTATTGGATGGATGACGCTGGTTCTTTTAATGCATATAATGGAACGGTTGTAAAAAATCCATGTTCAGTAGAAGATTTTGTATTTACTACAGCTAATCCGGGAGACTTAGGTTTTAACTATGATGCTGGAAGAATAACTTATGCTAGTCATAATTCATTGTTTAGTGAAATACATTGGTTTTATCCATCTTCCTCTGCTACTGAAATAGATAGATGTGTTACTTATAATTACGAAGAAAAAATTTGGTACACAAGTTCTTTGGATAGAACATCTTATACTGATGCTCATTTGTATGATAAACCTTTTGCTTCTTCTTTTAATACTACAGGAGTACCTACTTTTCCTATTATACAAGGAGTGACAAATACTTCTGGATCTGCTACATATTGGGAGCATGAAGTAGGAGTGGATCAAGTAGCTAACGGAGTAACTACATCAATTCAATCTTATATTGAAACAGGAGATTTTATGATTCATTTAGAAGGTGATGGGGAATTCTTTACTAAAGTAAGAAGATTTATACCTGATTTTCAAAGACTAGATGGAACTGCAACAGTTACTATTTTATTAAAAGACTATCCCTCAGATACCTCGGCTAGTTCTTCCTTAGGACCTTTTTCTGTAACATCAAGTACTCAAAAAATAGACACACGTGCTAGAGGAAGATCGGCTAGTTTAAAAATAGCTAATCTATCTAGTGGAGAGACTTGGAGATATGGAACTTTTAGAGCAGATATACAACCTGATGGTAGAAGATAATGGCTAAAGTAACTAATTTTATTCCAGAACCTAGTATGAATTATGATCCACAAAATCAACAACAACTTCTTCAATCATTGGAGACAATGAAAAACCAATTAAACACTTCTTTTCAAGAAGATTTAAAACAAGAGGTGGAAAGATACGCTTGGTTTATAAATGGCTAACATATATAAAAACGCAAAACTTGATTTAACGGCTGCTACAGTTACAACTTTATATACTGTACCATCAAATTCTAGAGCTATTGTAAAATCATTATTGGTTAGTGATGATAGTGGTAGTGGCAGTACTTTAACAGTAGATTTATTTAATGGAGACCCAGCAACAGCTGACAAGTTTAATTTATTTAAAACAAAAACTCTTACTGCTAATGAAACATTACAGTTTTTAAACGAACCTTTAATAATGGAAGAAAATGAAGTGTTACAGGTAACAGCAGCAGATGCCAATAGATTGTTTGTAGTAGCATCGATATTAGAAATAAATAGAGAAGATGTATAATGGCTAAAAAATCTAAAGAACATCACAAACGGGATAAGCCTAAAAAAAGGGGTCCTCGAAAACATAAGAAATCTTTAAACAAAAAC